TTTTGGCTCAAGCGACCCCGCTTGTGCCTGGGTATACGGTGGGGGACTCGTTGGTCGGTGTCCCGCCCTCTTGAGGGTCTACAGACTATGCTTCCTTTCAGCCTCGATCGGTCCTACCGCGAGTTGTTTCTGGTTGAGCCGTGGATCCGGGAGGTGGCTAGCAACAGAGAGGGTGATTACAAACTCACTGTTTTTGCACGCCATTGGTTTCCCTGGTTATGGTGCTCCAAGAAACAAAATGCGGAGGCTTTTTCTATCGTGTTCACGGGCAAAGAGTGGTCAAGTTTGAGCTTTTGCATTGAGCATGCTTTACGCACTGGGCTTAAGGAAGCCAATGCGTATGGTGCGTTCGTCAGCAAGGCCCAACAACTTTGGCCGGGAGGATCTCAGGAAGAGGTCGCCATGAAGATGCTTGCCCCGCATATGGTACTTCAATATCTCACATATAAGCGAGTTGTTGTTGACCATTGTTGTTTTTCCTTACGGTATTCCCCTTTCCTGAAGCCGTTGGATCGCACGAAGAATAAAACGGTCGAGGCGACCAAGCCCGATAAGAAGGACGGACAAGGTAAGTCAGAAGGTGGAGGCACCGATGACAACCCAAAATCCGGAGGAGAGAAATCCCCTGTGCAGCCCCATGTTCCACATGTGGATGCAGAAGAACAACCCATTGTTGATCCCGCCCCTGGCGGCACGAGAATGGCGGATACAGGCAGTTGCTATGCTGCGATTGTTGGCCAGGAAGACGGACATGCACGGACAGTCGACGGGGAACCCGATATTGTGGGTGGTGTGCTTTTGCCCATTTCTCGGGAGCCCAATGTACCGTCTGACACCATTAACAACGTCAAGAAGGCCATAAAAGAGCGCATAGATGAGAAGCAGTTGCCTTGTAACCTCACAAAGGATGAGACCCGTCGCATTGGACGGTTGGTTAGTGCATCACTGGCTGATAACGGTCCATTTGCTCGCAAGCGTATAAGAGCTTGGTTGGCTAAGAATTTCGACTTGGCCGAGATTAAATCCAAGAAGTGGTCTGAGGAGCGGCTGCGTGCTGCTGTGGATAAGTTGTATTCCACGTCAGATCCACAATTCTCATACGCTGCTGCAGTCAAGGCGGAGCAGATGCCAGAGGGCAAACCACCACGCATGCTAATAGCTGATGGCGATCCAGGCCAAGTCATGGCTTTGATGACCATTGCCTGTTTCGAGTCGCTTATGTATGAGTGGTATGAGAACTTGTCTATCAAGCATGCATCGAGACGCGCTGCGATGAAACGTGTGCTCAATCATTTGCGCCAAGACAGTGAATGTTCTTTTCTTGAAGGCGATGGCAGCGCATGGGACACCACGTGTAGCCACCGTGTTCGTTCAATCGTGGAGAACCCAGTCTTGAAACGTATTTTGGAGGTTGCGCGCGAGCAGGCGGTCGTGCCGGAGCAATGGTTGGAGGCTCATGACACTTCTACATCCAAGAAGCATCTCAAGCTGAAATTGACTGAGAAAGGCAAGAAGATGGTGTACGAGGTAATTGACTCCATCAGAAGGTCTGGCCACCGTGGCACGTCTTGTTTGAATTGGTGGATCAACAACGTCCTGTGGATATGCGCGCTTGTGCAGAACCCTGAGAAGTCCATATCTGCTACGGCTACCAATTTTATGGACTTTTGGGGGGAAACAATTACTATCAAACGCGCATTTGAAGGCGACGACTCCGGTTTGACGGTGGCGCCGAAGATGAAGGACGTTAAAGACCCCCGGTTTGAACATGCCCTTGAGTTCTGGCATCGAGCGGGTTTTAACATGAAAATATTCCTGCGTCATAATGTGGGATTGTTTGTGGGCACTGAGATCGCACTCGACGAACACGGACCAACCGGAGAGTATGCCCCCGAGTTGAAACGTACGTTCGAGAAAGCCGGCATCAGTTGTTCCTCTTTGACCAAGAAATTGATCAAGGCTGGTGCAGCCGGTAATGAGGGTCTTCATGAAGTGCGCCGTAGTTTGGCCCTTGCTAAAGCATACGATTTTGCAGGCATTGTACCATCAGTGTCCCGCAAATACTTATTGTGTGCTCAGGGACTGGACACAATGGACCACGAACTTAAGATGCGTACAGGGGAAACAACGTTGGAAGGAATCCGCGACATGATAGACGCGGCCAATTCCACGTGCAGCCCGGAAGATGAGGACGCGCTGTTAGAGAGATTGGGGCGTAGCATCTCACAGACAGAGCGTGACGCTTTCGAGGCATATTGTTGGGCTTGGGAGAAGGAGGCCACTTCGCAGTGTGAAGAGTTTGCAGCTTCTTTGCCTGCGTCGTGGCGGGTGTGATTCACACCCTGCATTAATTTGTGAACACTTTAAAGGGGGGGTCAGGAGGAAATGCCTGACTCGAGATGGCGTGTGGGTCATGCAAACACCCGTTCCCAGGCCGGGCCGGGACCCACGCAGGTGAGATGGGACACCTGTTTGAATCGACGCGCATAAGTTGTTGTCGATCGGGCGCCAGCCTTGTTCTTCTTCACTCTGATTCCGGAGCTTCAGAGTGGCGAGCCTGTGCGATACGTACCGGCGTATCTGAGGTGAGGCTGACAGGGGATCCAGAAAGTAGCGTCCTGGATGGTTTGGCCACCTATAAACTCCCTGCCCCCGAGTCCACCGTCCCTGGGCACGGTTAAACCGTGTCAACACTGGTCACTGCGCGGCGACGCGTTGTTGGTTGGTTAGTGGATCTGAGGGAATGGTTGCGGTCCGCTACCGGGGGCGTTATCCCGGGCCCCTATTTTAGGGAAGGACTGGTGCACCATTTTGGAAAGCCAGTCGACGCTAGTCTCCGTGAGTTGTTCAGTTTTTCGTTGCTTAAAGTGACCTAATTAAGGTGTTCACAGACCGTTACTTCAGCTTGACTTTGCCGCCAAACGTGCGGCCACATACATCCCAATAGGGAACTTTTGTCTGCACGAGACTGAGCCCAGCTCAACTTGTCCGTTAAACCGAGATGGCTCGAGCACGCAAGAATGGCACTCAAGCACGCAAGCGCATGCCCAGGCGCGGCCGTCGGTCAGGCGCACCGGCCGTACAGGCCCAGGGGACAGGTACGACTGTCGCTGTCCCTTTTGGGTCGAATGGCCGACGCCGCAAATCCATGGCCGCAATGGCTATGCAAGGTTGGAACGCGTTTCACCCGTACCATTTGCCGCTGCCACGAGCAGTTGGGCCTTACACGGTCATCCGTACTTCCACATTGATTACCAACAGCCACAAGTTCATGCAGTTTGGCACTTTCGTGGACGATAATGGCTTTTGGACTAATGTGGTTGGTCTTGGATCCGTTGTTTCAAGCGACCCTATTAACGGTGGTGGGAACACAGCATTGTTCACAGTGCCCACCCCAGCCGTGGCCAGTTTGAGTGGAACCGGGTTCACGTGTGTTCCAGCTTCATTAAGTGTGCAAGTCATGAACAATACTGCACTGATGCAAGCCAATGGCATCTTTGGTGGCGGTGTGTGTCACACACAGATGTCTTTGGGCGGTCGCGCAGAGACCTATAATGACTTGTCTACTGAATTTATCTCGTATATGAGGCCCCGTCTCATGTCCGGAGGTAAACTTGCATTGAAGGGTGTGCAGATGGATTCATACCCAATGAACATGTCTGCGCTTGCGAACTTTGAGAAGATCACGAAGAATATTGATCACAATATCACATATTCGGCTGGCCCTTATGCCACTGGCATGGCCCCGATTATTTTTGTGAATCAAAGCGAGGCTGAGATCACATATCTTGCTTGCATTGAGTGGCGGGTGCGTTTTGACATCGGTTCTGCCGCTGTCGCGTCTCATGTCCACCACGGTGTCACACCGGACAGCTTGTGGAATGATTGCGTTCAGACAGCTGTTTCGTTGGGCCATGGTGTGAAGGAGATTGCAGACACCGTTGCCACCGTTGGTACGAGCATCAACAATGTGCGCGCCGCATTGTTTCGTGCCAACCCACAGCCAATGCTCGTGGATTGAGGTGCACAAGTTGAGAGGGTCGTGCTGACTTCCGTGCGTCCAGAAAGAGTGGGTGGGGCCCACGCGGGGACGTCCTGACTGGCAAAGTGCTGGGTGCGGGTCATGCCAACTCGTGTCCTGTGGCGTCAGCCACACAGTTTTGCTCCTGTCTGATAATCAGGTGACCCTCGGGTGGCTAGGCAGGCCACCCTTTCCTTATG